ATTTAAGAACATTTAAGAACATTTAAGAACATTTAAGAACATTTAAGAACATTTAAGAACATTTAAGAACATTTAAGAACATTTAAGAACATTTAAGAACATTTAAGAACATTTCAGAACATTTCAGAACATTTCAGAACATTTCAGAACATTTTATATAAAATTTATTTCTTTTATATAGTATAAAATGAATCTCGAACATATGGAACACTCAACAGGTGAGGAAGAATCATTCACAACCGAACATTTATCTAATGCCGATGGTGGCATTAAGAGTTTCGCCAACAATAGTTGGACACTCGCAATGACATATATTATGCTTGGGTTTTCTCTTACTGCAGCACTTGCATGGGTTGATTTAGTAAGAGCTCTTATTAAGAATTTCATCACCGTTAAACAAGATGCCAGTATCGCACATTTGGCATTTGCCATTATCGTTACTGTATTGGCAGTCCTCGTATTTATGGTTATTAAGAACTATTTAGCAACTGATATGCGTGATGTACCAATTATGGGAGTCATTGGTCGGTAAACTGCTACCATATACTAACTTCAATGTTTTTAGTACTAGAACATTTACCGATATACATTCGTTCTGTGTTTTTATTATGATATATATTACCTTTTTTATCAATTCCAATTATCCCACATCCGGGACAATCTTTAATTCCTTTATTAATAGCATTTGTTAATGTGACTTTTGCGTATTTTATATTATATAAAACATCACTTGCTACGTGATGTTTTATAATATTCTCACCAATACCAGATACGGCAATTCCACAATACTTGTTATCTGCTATTGTAGAAACACCATTCATGTGAGTATCTCCAAGTCTACCAACTGGGCGACCTGTTAAACCACCTGTAGATGAACAACTCGCAATATTACCAAATATATCACGTGCCACTACTCCAACGGTATCCAATTCTTTACTAAGTAAATTCAATTTATCTCCGAATATTGATTTGAAATAATTAGACGTAGTAAACATGTTTTTATTATAGCGTTTATCACCCGTAATGTATTTTTTAATGTTTTTATTTCCACATAAAACAAGTGATTTAGATAACAACAACCGTGCAACTTGAATAGGATTCTTAACAATATTAGAATCACATATACCACCATAGTCTCCGGTTCGACCATCAACTATAATTGCCTCATGTGTTATATTATCATCTATATCTTTAGAAGAACCAATACCAGCATTGAATAATTCGTTATTTTCAAGTTCGCAACAACATCGTTCGACTACATCAAGTGCTGTATGATTATTTTTTAACATTTGTTCACCGATTGATGTAATATTATATAATGATTCCATATATAATGTTTCTAAATTTTCAAAAACCAGGTCAACCTGTTTTAATTTGGAAAAGAATGCTTTTGTCCCAGCCCCCGCACCACCGTGTAAAATAAGTGAATATGACATATATGTTATATATGATGTTTTATTTATATATTAAATATAAATAAAATAATTAAAACAAGAGACAGATAACATCTATAGTTTTATAATTGTATAATTATTTGCTGGATGTCTCAAATTAATTATATAGAACGATTTTTTTTGATTTTTTTGATTTTTTTTGATTTTTTTGATTTTTTTTGATTTTTTTTGATTTTTTTTGATTTTTTAATAAATAAACATTACGATAAACTAAACTAAACTAAACTAAACTAAACATGAATTAAATATAATATTTTTAACAAAAGCGCTTTTGCTGTGTATCTACATTTAAGATACCAGAAGACATTTATTATATATGCTGTGCGTCTTCTAAGAATAATATAATATATTCTACCCAAAATTAGATTAATAATGTTAATCTAATTTTTGAACTAATATATTATATTATTCCTATATTAAACATATATTTTAATCTTTATGTATATTTATTAATAGTCATTTTGATAATATTTAAAATTTATAACAACATTTTGTAATTCTTTGGAAGATTTTTGTTTTCTTCTAATTTAAATTTTTGAAAATTATGAACGTTTTTATTATCACATTTGAACATGTAAAACACCGAATTTATCTAATCTTATAATAAAAGTTATTAAAGTTTTCGCTATGTTTTATAGTCCAATCATTTAATTGAATTTTATCTAAAATATTCACTATAAAGGGAAATCTAAAAATATCTATATTAAATCGGCATTTAAAAACTTCAACGGTGTAAATAATTATAATCCATTTATCGTATATTTATTAAGAGTCGTTTTGATAATATTTGAGAATATACTATTCTTATTACATTTATTTTGTAGGCGTTCACTTACCTGACATCTAGATTCATAGAACTTTTCATTATCTTGTATAATAACATCTCCTTGTTTTAGACTCTTTTCGGGTAGTATTAAGAATTTATCACCACAATACACCCCTTCTATTTGTTTTTCAGACGGCAATGACCAACGAAGTGATTGTTTATTGGGAACCCCGTCTATATTATCTTTCTCGGCATTCCATATACCATCATATGCATACTTTTCAATAGGGAAACAATATTTACCATTTATTTTCATTTTATCTTTTCCTATGATATTATCAACTGTGTTAAAAATAGTATTATCCAATGGTATATTAGCGGCACATGGAGTATATAATTTATCTTTATTATTAATGCTATCTAAACAATCACACTCTGTTTTTGTATTATTTAATTCATTTGATGTGTTTTTATAATATTCACGTTTATTATAAACTTTTACAGACATTATATGTGATAATAGTAAACATATTAAAATAACAATAATAGTTCGTTGTATAACATTTTGGTTAACATTTTGTTTCATATATTTATCTCATAGATAATATATTTACATATATGCTATGATATAACACCTACCTTATGTTCTATAAAAAGTAGCATAATTACTTGGTTCGGATATATAATCATATGAATATCTATTAACACCTCCTATTTCTTTTATAGATGAATTAATATATAAAAATGGTAATAAAGAATCATATATATATTCAGAATCATATGTACTATTTATATCCAACTTTGCGATATATATATTAGTCATTAATTTCATTATATGTTGTTTACTACTAGCAAGTACAAATGATATATTAGATTGAGTAAATAACTTATTTAACATTATTATTAATTGTTCTGTCTTAACAAATATAGTAACTATATAATTAGTATAACTCTGTTTACTAATACAGTTTAAAAAATTACGGAGAGTATCAACGGTGTTCGAATCACTATAAGATGAGATAATTGAAATCAATGTATCACATGTCTTATGATATGAAATGTATGCGATGTCTAATATTCGTTTAAATCTAACACTGTAATTATCGGTTTTTATAACTCGTCGATGTGACATAAATGATAAATATTCAATTGTTGGATTTTCTAATATATGTTTTAATAATTTTGATGTATCGTCAATACTTGTTGATATAAATACATTATCTTTGAATTTTTTTTCTATTCCTATTGATGGAGTACTTATAATACTACACCCTGTTGCCAGTCCCTCATATACTCTACGAGAAAACATCGTATTAGAATCAGCAATCGTATTCACATTTAACATTATTTTATATTTTTTGGATACATTATTTATGTCACTATAAGCAAGTTTCTTCTTTAACATTTTGTTGTATTTACTAGGGAAACTAGGAATGTCTACATAATATCGGTCGTATATGTCTAAATGATACTTATTTTTAAATTCAGGTGAACCGATAAGATTTTCAATTTGTAAATTGCGAGACGGATAATCATGATACCACCTACCTGCAAATAATACATCGTTCGTTCTGTTTTGATTTAGGGGATTATGTATTTGTGGTTGACACGCAAACTCTAAACAATCTACTATATTTGTTTTGGTCGAGTATTCATTTTTATACCGAGGCACACAGCGTTCATCTGTTGTTAATATAATATCAAATTTTAACGCATGTTTTAAGAAGTGATCGTATTTAATATCATCTTCTTTATTCCAAAATACAGTCGGTATATTATTACATAAACAATAAGTATGTATATCTGTCAAAGTATTCATATTTGTTTTTTTACTAAATGTAAATCCAGAACTAACAGCATTCCACACAGACTCAACCAATAATAGTTGTGGTTTTATAGTTTTAAATTGATGTTCCCAATTATTAAACTCGACAGAGTGTATATTACATTCATATTTAAAACAATTATATGAAAACTCATCCAATATACATAATACATTTATATCATTTGATAGTAATGCTGGGATTTTATAATTAAATTCTATATTAGTATCAGACGATACTTTTGATAATATATTATACGAGTTGTTTATTTTGATATATAAAATTACATTTAACGCATCGACTGTTATATCTTTGTAACAAAAAAATGATTTAACAATGTTATTGATAATCGGTAGTTTTTTATTTTGAATTAATAATATATAATTATTATTATTAGTGTAGAATAATATTTTATAAAGAATAGATGACAATGTAGATGTTGAATATATTATATTTCCTTTATAGTTAAATATAATTATAATTAGATTTGATTGTATTGTCTCTATTTGTGTATTAATAGAATATGAAATATTAGTTGTAGTAACAGAAGCGGTTATATTATTCATAATATAAATTACCATATCGACAATGATTTAAACCGTTTTGAACGTAATTTATTAATTTTATTATAATTAATTATCTTGTTATCTATACTACCATCTATTGTATCTAATTCGTTTATTATATTCATATATGTTGTATTACCAGTTGTATTATGTAGTTTATGATTAACCATATGTTCAGTAACTGGGTTGACTGTTTCTTTAATTATTGAATATAAATCATCCACTTCTTCAATATAACTATCAGCATTCTTATCATCATTTTCAACGGCAGCATTCTTATCATCATTATAATTTTCATTTTCAGTGTTATAAACATTTAATTGTATCGGGTTATCCAGTTCAATTATTTGATGAACAATATTATTTAACATTACTTTATTGTCTGTATATATTTGACCATATATATCATTATTAATTTCAACTTCTTCATTTAAATGATTATCTATATCATTTAGGATGGCATGTTTGAGTTCTTGTTTATTAAAAGTATTATTTAATGTTGTAACATTTTCAATATTATTAGTGGCAGGAACTTTATAAATAGTTTGGGATTTATTATTGGTTTTATTCAATTTATAGATTTTATGGGAATATTGTTTATTAGATATTCTTTGTTCATCCAATGCTGTTTGTTCATCCAATGCTGTTTGTTCATCCAATGCTGTTTGTTCATCCAATGCTGTTTGTTCATCCAATGCTGTTTGTTCATCAAATGCTGTTTGTTCATCCAATGCTGTTTGTTCATCCAATGCTGTTTGTTCATCCAATGCTGTTTGTATTTTATCACTCGTGTCGAATAAAGAACTGGTGGTTGATTCATTATTTATTTCGAGTTCAACATCAACAATATCATATTTAAATATGTTTTTACAAGGTATTAAATTCAAGTTTACACGTGATACTAATACTTCGGTTTTCAGTCTATTATTATAATAATCATATATATATTTATATTTTATTGTTTTTGTAATATACTGTTTTTCCAATATTTTAATATTATGTTTATTGTGTAGTGTATTATGTATATGTTTCATATTTGTAATATTATATTCTGCTATGAATTTATTAAAAGTTCCTATATTATTATTAATGTTATTTTCAATATATATCTTTTTAGTTGTTATATATTTTGAAAATATATCATCTGAATATGATGACATATAATTAACAATAATTCGATCTATTATTTGTGTATAAGTGGATTGTTTTATAATAATCATGTATTTATCTATAAAAGAGTTACACATATATTCTTTATTTATGACTTTGTTATCAGTACATCTTACTAAATATTCTAATAAGGATACTCGATTAGTTAAATAAACCGACAATTGTTCACTTTTATTGGATTCTGGGTAATCAAATCCAATTACTTTGTCTAATATAGATAACGCATCAATTAAAATAGAATCATTTTGATATCCTTTTATAAAATAATTATTAGTTATATTATCTATGTCAATACATTTGTGTAATTTATATAATTGTTTATAAATTAAATTATAATTGAATACTCCATTCTGGAATAATAGTTTGGTATTATTATAAATAAACTCATACATATTAGTATAGTTATAATTTTTACAATTGTTTGTTATAATCTTTATAAATAAATTTTCTTCGTTTCGTTTAAACTTTTCGAATTCATATATTATATTGTATTTATCATTATATATAATGTGGGGTGAATTTCTAACATTTATATTAGTATAAATGTTCTTACCAACATAAAACTGATTGATATCATTCGTATTTAAATGAATAAGAAAATAATTATCAGTAGTTATGTATTTATCTAACCCATCTAATTTATAATAATCATATAAATATGTATCAATCGTTTTAATGGATGATATATGACCGCACAATATTATGGTTGGAGACTTAATATCTAATATCATATTTATATATTTATTATGGATTTTTGAATAAATAAGATTCTGTTGTTCTTCATATATAACATATAAATGATCATCTAACATAATATTCTCTACGTCATTTAATATTATGTTAGTATCTGTAATTACTATATTTAACATTATATTATAAAAATGTTATAATAAAGATATTTATACATAGATGATATATGTACGTGAATATATTTATAAAAATATATAATATAAGTATATTCAATGTATTTAAATGAATGGGGGCCAATTGCATGGGAATTGTTTCATTATATAACATATACTTATAAATCGGAATTGAAAGAATATTATACTATATTTTTTTCATCATTATATTCAATAATACCTTGCCCTCATTGTAGTAATGATATTAAAGGTATATTAACATCGCATCTAAATTACCCAACTCATCATACAATTAATAGAGAAGACATTATTAATTGGTATATTAAAGTTCACAATATTGTAAATAAAAAACTAAAAACATCCGATACATTTAATCGCAGTGATGCTGACAACAAATATGTTAAAAACAATGTCATTACGATTGATCATGTGAGAATATTACAATTTATTAAATTGGCAATAGTAACGAAAGGTAATAATAAAAAGATTGATTCAGATATAGCATTCCAACGAAACATTATAGCATTGTGTTGTATATATCCAACTGACATTGATCAATATAATCCACATCTAATGTATTTTATCAATTATTCTAATATAACAAATAAGTCGTATAACGAATGGTATAAATCGTTCGAACAGATTGTGTTAAATAAACAATATTACAAAAAATGGAATAACGTAAAATATCCTATTAGAGACTTGACATATAATGAACAAAATTTAAAACATTTAGAATTATTCAGTGGTTCAACTAATAAGATATTCGATACGAATAATAAAGTAATCGTAACTGATTATCCTAATAATAAATATTCAAGTATCGTAGTAAGTTCAACCAATACCCATAATGTATATGTACATAAATCATATGTAATGTATAATAATATTAATTCATTGTTTATTCATATAAATGGTCGATCATTTAGTAAAAACGGTTGCATTAATATAAAAACTAATATATCAACCCCCGAAATAACAAACATTAAAACATATGAATTTCGAAATAATGATAGTTCTATAATTATAGAGTATTCCGATCTTAAACAAAATACAAGTGTTAATATACTATTCGAATTTATTAATAAAATTCCAGATGATAATTTTATTATAAACGATATATGCTTGATTGGTATATGATTGGAACTGGTATGTGTATCAGCGTTTATTGCGTTTTTATAAAATATTACATTTATAAAATGAAAATTGGAATACTAACAACGCCTACTCCATTCTTTTTCGGTCCATATGCTAAACAAGCATTAATTATAGCAAATATTTTTATAGATAAACACGATATATATTTTATATCAAATTCAGTTACTCGGTATGATGGTAGTAAGAACGCAACATTGATATCACTTGATGAAGTTAAAAAAATAGAATACGACGAAGATATATATAATGCTGATAAAACAACACTTCATAAAATGAAGTATGTCAGTATGTATGCTCCTATTAAAGATGCAGTATGTGCTTCTTCTATAAATAACTGTATTGATATATTTGGGTTAAATAAAATAATAACAATATTAGATTTAATACGAGTTGTTATAAATGTTGATCGTTTTAATTGTGAAATAATAAGTTGGTTCCCGAATCATTATGAACCAGTTGATTATTCTAGCTTATATGTGTTAAGAATGATTGATAAAATAATAACACTATCGGATGATGGCAACCGTGTTATTTTAAAACGATTACCACATAAAGTAGTAAAAACAATCCCTCATGTAGTTGAAATAAATGTTCCAACTAAAACATCAGTTGAATTACGGAATGAATATAATATACCAGATAATAAATTCTTAATATGTATTGTAGGCGGTAACTATGATATCAACAATCGACGATCACTTGATACATCTATAATGGCATTCGAAAAATTCTATAAAAAAAACCCGAATTCATTTTTATATATACAGTCATTCCGGGTTAACCAACCTAATTTTATAAATGACTTACATCGCATAGTAGCATATCTTGATATTCCAATAGATGCGTTTTATATAAACCAAACAAAAATCGAATATTATAAAATTCTTGAAATATTTAAAATGGCAGATGTATGTTTATTTGGTAGTCGATCGGAAGGATTCGGTATTCCAAATATTGAAGCACAGTTATGCGGATCAAGTGTAATTACAAATGGATTTGCTGCATTAAAAGAATATACATACAATGGTATATGTGTACCTCCATTACAACGCTATTATGATAATATAGCAGATGGTATTTGGTCGATTCCTTCAATCGATGGGATTGCCGATGCTATGATGGAATTATATAAGAATCCAACCAAAAATAAAGAAGAAAATATAAAGAAAATTAAACATCATATGGGATTCGATAGGGTTAGTGAAATGTTTACTAATATGATGGATATTGAGGTAGAACACCAATTATTAATCGATGTTGTTATAAGACTAAAAAATAACTCTACATGTGAATATATTAAAACCAGTATTGATTTATATAAACAAATAATGAAGAACCGCCTATTAAGTGCTACGTGTGAGAGGTATAACCAAGTTGACATTATAAAACAAATCAAAGCACCACTTGTATTAATGATTGATATAGACTGTAATGTAAATACAACATGGATTGATATATTACCTACAATATGCGCAAGTGAGGTTATAAAACCATGTATTGTATTGAAAACAAAATATCAAAGTGGTAATATATTATTACCAGAAGAGAAGATATTTATATTGGTCGAATCAAAACACTTATATAAGATGAATGATTTAAACCATTTAGATATTATAAAACGTATAGTACACCTAGGCGTACCACTGAAAATGACGGAGGAGGTTGTTAATGAATATAATTGATGTGTTGTATTATAAAGGTGGTGTGGTCCACCTGCGCGCGTGCGCCATCGACACCGACGAATCATAATGGATCGTTACAAGTACCAGGTAACATATGTAACAATCCGTAATATCGATGTAGAAGGATGTTCCTCCCAAAATAATTATAATAAATTACATCGATTTTTTTTTTAGTTAATCTTTCTTGTCGTCCAATTGTTTTTAAGGTGTATTTTCCATACCACGTGGACACATTGTCCATATCTGTAGGAAAGTGCTGTCGTTGGATGGAATTATCATAACGCCGGTAAGGCGTACCACTGAAAATGACGGAGGAGGTTGTTAATGAATATTGTTAAGTTATAAGACGGGCCCAGTCTCAGGTTGTTACAGCAGGTACATCGCGAGCGTGTATTAGACGATTGGGGTGAACTCCAAATTACACAATTATATAATAAGGTATAACACAACAACGATCTCACGCTTTGTAATGATGGTACTCTGCTGAGGGTCACCAAAATAATTATAATAAATTACCATCGATTTTTTTTTAGTTAATCTTTCTTGTCGTCCAATTGTTTTTAAGGTGTATTTCCATACCACGTGGACACATTGTCCATATCTGTAGGAAAGTGCTGTCGTTGGATGGAATTATCATAACGCCGGTAAGGCGTCAGGTAACAGTCTATTTAACGGGTGTTTTCGTGGAGTCTTCGACGGATGTGTATTTGAGTTTCGCGATAGTAGGCTCTTGGTCGGTACAGTCAGGTGAGCATTTAGCAGTATCATTGTCAATAATACTGCTACACGCCACGCAATATCCACAATAATATTTGAACCAATGTTCAGTAGATACGGTCATCCTGTCCATCATGTAATTGTCAGAAACACCGACGATAGTCATAATAGTGCGAGTTGTCATTGTAATTGTAATTATTAGGAAATAATAATAAATAAATCAATTTTTACTATAAAACATAGATACATGAACTAAAAGTTACCATGATATACTAAGAACAGATACAATGATATAATATATCTCATTATATATTATATGATACTCTCAATTAAACATAATTTTATATTTATACATATACCTAAAACAGGCGGAGAGAGTATAACCCAAAAGTTACGATGGCATACAACAAAGAAACGTAGAGGAGAAGATTTACAAGATTTTATATATTGGGGACAAGACGATGAAGTTGACCTAGCACATATATATCAATCGATATTAAGTAAGTACGTCCCTCAAGATATGATTAATAAATACTTTAAATTTTGTATTGTGAGAAATCCATATAATAGGTGCTATTCTGCATATAGGGACTTATTTTTAGGTGCTAAAAATAAAAACGCTATTAAATCAAGTTATGGTGTTTGGGTAAGTAAATATAAGAAACCAGAGTCTCTCGGAGAATATTGCAATATGTTAAGTAAAGTATCACGTAATACCCCAACACGGGTGAATATACATGTAATACCCCAATATATGTATATATATAATAAAGCGAAAAAGAATATGGATTACATAGGACATTACGAAACAATGGATAAGGATATGAAACATATATATGAAAAATTTAACATAAAAGAAGACGTTTGGTTTGATAATCAAAGCACGTATAACGTAAAAGTTGATAATCTTAAAAAATCATATATGAAAGAATTCACCCCACCTGATATTCACGCAATCAATCGAACATATTTTGCTGATTTTATATTATTTGATTACCCAATTGTAGTCCCACAACTATGTAAAGGTAAATCTGGTGTAAATAATGATGTGTCAACTAAAATATCACCTACGTATAAAAAGAAATTAATCGCGCATTTTAAGAAACTCGTTCTTAACAAAATGAAAGATACTACTAATATATTAAAAGGAGGAGGGTCAAATGACACATTAACAGGTAAAATTACATTACATATAGTTAATAATAAAATAACAACAAATGATACATCTAAGTGGAGTAAATTAATTGAACACGGTGTAAAAGATGTTTTGGGTTGTTATAAATTACCTATTAAAACACTCGTTCTTGATACAAAAATGTTGAGTTCAGACCCAAAAGAACTACTCGTATATATATATTATTCAATGCTATTTTATAGTTAACTAGTTTATAGTTAACTAGTTTATAGTTAACTAGTTTGTATAAAATTGAATAATTTATATAGAATATTGTAAATTACCCTCAAAATGCCAGTTATTAAAACAATGAAAGGTGAGAAGACCACGTTAGAAGAAGCAACAGTTCTGGTTATCCGTGACCACGTCAAGCAGTGGTTAAATGTCGCAGACGTCCATATATTCGAACAGGGACAAGATGACCCACTTCCCGATACTACAATCCTAGAAGACGGTAATGAATACTTCGCATTACCACGCAATCCGGAGTTTGACCAACCATTGCTCAACGCATGTTATGAAGGGAACCTTGATGATGTAACCGAATTACTTGACAAAGGAGCAAATGTTAACATTGAAAGTGGTAGTGGACACACGCTGTTATATTATACTATTATATTTAACTGTCCTAATATATGCCGACTATTAATCGACAGGGGAGTAAATGTAAATAAACCCGTATTTAACAGTTCGCCGTTAAAACATGCTTGTTACTTCAAATTGTCGCATATTGTAGAATACCTGCTCAAAAATGGGGCAATTATTTCGGATAATTGTTATATCAACGTAAGTGACCAGTTATGCATTGACTTGTTAAATAAATACAGAATTACCGAATAACCATATCACTATTATAATAATAAATCAAAATAATAAAGTATTATATAATAATGACAACACTAGATAAATATATAATTCTCAATTGTCCTCATTGCGACTCACAAATACAAATTTATCTAAATGAAATAAACTGTCATATATTTAGACACGGTATTATGAAAGATACACTTAAACAAATAGACCCACATCTAAATAAAGAAGAATGTGATCGATTATATGCGACAAATCTTATATATGGTTGTGGTAAACCATTTCAATTAATAAAGAATGAACAAAATCAATACGTTACCACTATATGTGATTATATATAATTTATCTACATTTCTCACAGTGAATAGCATCACAGTCTGTCGAAAACCACTCAAATTTACACTTATTGCATTTTCGAACAAATATTTTTCTTTCCAAAACAATCTTGTCTAAAAAGAGATAGACAAGCATTTTTTCATTTATTGTCATATTGGTATTCTTATCCATCATTTTCAAGTATTCTGCTTTATTTGGTGATTTCATATATTCTTTTATAAATTTAACATAGTCTACATTTGACGAAATAAATACTTTATATAATTTATCCATATTGTTCATATAGTTTTATATAGGTTGACTAGTTTATATAGTTGTAATGATCATCGCCGTGTAATATAATATCTATATTATATTAATGACTAAATCACCTAATACTAAATCACCTAATGCCAATAAATATACAATATATCCGTCATATAAAACATATGAACATACTAAAAATTTAATTATAATATGTGCGGGTGATGATTCCTTACATTATAAGAAAAAATGGTATGGTAAATCACGTAAATATGTTTTATGTGTTATATATTTCGGTGATAATAAAGAAACAGAAGCAAAATATAAAGCGACGTCTGATATTCTCGTTAAAGACAAAGGTCCTAAGTGGAGTTTAATACGCGGTGTATTAATGACCTGGAAAAAATGGAGACAGTTCGACTTTATTGCGTTGCCAGACGATGACTTAGATATATCTATATCCAAACTGAATAACTTATTCTTAATTGGTAAACAGTATAAGTTGGATTTATTCCAACCTGCTTTAATAGATAATGGTCCGAAATATGTAAAACATGGTATTTTGAAAGTCCACAGAGAGTGTAAATTTAGATATACTGATTTTGTTGAAGTAATGATCCCAATATTTAGTATAAGAGCATTAAATAAATCATATAAACTATTGACAGACCCAAATATAAAATCTGCGTGGGGGGTTGATTATATAATTCCAGGTAAGATATTACATCGTAGGAATGTTGCTGTTATAGATAGTATACCAATGACTCATACAAAACCATTAAGTGAATTGAACCTACAAAAAAACTCGTCTTTCTATAAGAAATATAATATAGACCCTGAGAAAGAGATGTGGTATTTCCTTAATAAATACAACTTACGACCATACCAACAACGAACATTGAAATGTATCCATCTTTAGTTTATCTAGGACGTGACATCAAATATATTAAAATACATATATATACACCACCTATAGCACCCATCGTCATTAAACAAATATTTATTATATTTTCGACATATAGAACGGTGCGATACCCTGATTCAGAACACTCGCATTTTTTGTCTTTTAACCGTTTAATATATTGGTATACAAACACTATATTTATAACAAACGCCACAAACATCACTGCCCGGATTATATTAAATACGCGGATGTATTTAATAATACGTTTGTAAATTGGAGGAATTATCATAATCAATGATTCTAATAGAACTATTGTTAAAAATACAATTATATAGATTCGTCGGAAGTCCATCGCACACTGACAATTATTATTATCGAGGTGATATAAATAATTAATTACGAATGCCTGTAATACTATTATTACTAGATTTATAACTATTGTGGTAAGATGCAACCGGTTCTTGATAAAATATAATCGGTTATTGATAATTATTGTACGAGACGGGGTCATATAATATATAGTAATATAATATATAGTAATATAATAAATCACTTCCAATAATTTCTAACATCTACTTTTAGATTAATTTTATATTTTGATTTGCTTTTATCATTTTGAAGTAGTATTATATATACATCACATGGTGTTACCTTTTTATTCAAAAAATAATCAAAAAAGATAGCATTCTTTTTGTATATTTTGATATAATCAACCAAATATTTACACCGCTTCAAATCAAACAATGGTTTATATATCCCATATTTATGTTCATCTTTATCCCACGCCGGAATAATAATAAACACTCCTATATCATATTTCGATTTATCCATCGATTTCAATAGATTTGTCACCATAATATTCATTATATCAATTGAATATGGTGGATTCGCGGTATACATTCCTTTTTTAATCCGAACACTATCAAATCTACCACGAGAACAAAATTTATATTCGATGTCCGAAAATAAACTACAATAATGAGTCAATGACGTATTAATCGATGATGCGAACAATTCGGTTGTAGTATTATATTTATCTAATATATATTGATAATAACGAGGTGCTACTGCAAGTTGTTGATTATATGATTCCAATGTATAATATCGAAGGATTAGTATAAAACAATTTTTATGAAAATCATCACCAGGGGTTGAGTCTATACCCAAATTATTTTGAATTTTATATTTATAAAATAAAGATTTATATCGAGACTTTGTTAATGAAAATATGAAATCAATAATTTCATTATTCCCAGTGTCTAAACTCGAATGAAACTTAACATAATCGACATCATTCTTATTATATTCAAATATCGTTGCTGATATATCAGATTCATTTTTCTGTAACTGTAATAGTTCATCTATCATATCCGAGCATAATACTTTCAATCGCAGACTATTTACGAACAATTCCGCCTTATCCATTGATACATGTCCTACATTTGAAATATCTTCTATTAATTGTATGTTATTTAATTTGAAACCTTTATTAGAGAATGGTATAACTGGGTCTGAGTCGCCATTCTTTTTAACCTGTGACATTATCCACTTTGGAAATACATGCGAATATGTTATTTTAATGTTATTCTTTTTCAATTCCTTATTAATATGCTCCTTGAATGTTTCAAGAAGTATATATCTATATATTTCGACCTGGATTGAGTCAGACCTTATCTGAAATGATGGAATAAAATACTCGAATATAGTGTTTTCATCTTTATATTCAATTAATTTATTGGTATTACTATTATTACTCTTATTATTCTTATTCTGAATAATACCGCCTTTTTGTTGCTTTAGTTGTTCTTTATATTTTGCAAGAATAGTGTCGACTATAAGCGGGTCTTCGTATATTAAACCGAGTTCCGTAAACAGTATACGAGTGTATCGTTTTATAGATTCTTGTATTCTGGTTAGCGCCGTATAATTCTCACTTTCTAAATATGTTTCAATATGTTTGAATATCAAACTCTTATTCATCAATCGCTTGGTTGTTTTCTGTTCGAATGAATTGATTTTTTTTAAAAAAATAGATGGTAATTTAGTTGTAAAGAACGATTTTATAAATAGTTCAATGTCAGTTTTTTTATCAATACTTTTAGTAATACCGTATTTAGACCGAATGGTCTTACTATGAATATTAATATTTTTACCTAAATGTGGATAATTGCTTTTTATTGTTTGTAATATTTGATTTATTTTTTCTAATTCAATATCGTCTATGCCTTTGAAACCTTCTACTGAAACATAGTTTGACATTGATATATCATCGTGACTTATAACATTAATATTTTTATAATAAGTTGATAATAAATATAATAATTGTTTTGTTTGTAATTGGAATGTACTATCTATATATAATATTGCATTTCCATTTTTCTTTTGACAATATAATAATATATATATCTGAAACAAAAATATAGGTAAATTCACCAATTCTCTGAAAAATCGTATTTCTTTTAATAAAAAAAATTCTTCTGTCCCGGTGATAATAATAAAATCAAAGTGTTCTCTCCATTTATTTATTTTTTTATATATTATGTCTAAATCAAAATTATCTAAATCATCGGCAAGTAGATAATTTATTTTATATGTATTTAATGTATTATTCGATTTTCTAACAATATATGTTTGAATAGCATCAATATACATATCTAATCTTTTTTTATAAAACAACCCACTTTCTTCTGAATCATCGTTTGTTACATCAATCGCTAGTATATTACTTACATTGTTTGAATCCAAAAACTTAAACATCGATAATAATCTATAAATATTTAAGAATCCATATTTATAATAGATATTTTCATTCGTTTTTAAATATATATGAATACTACAAAGATTTTTGATCATTGACCATGTTTTATATGCCTCTCTTACTTCTGAATGAAATTTTAAATCATCTAACATATGATTTTCAATCTCTTTATTCGGGAATGTTAATTTCGGTGTTTTTTCAAATTGAATGTCAAAATCGAGAGTGTCAGATAACTCGATATTCAAGTCACTAATAATAAAAGAGGACACGTATTTATTTTTATTTGATGTGCTTGATTTACCAGTGCTTGATTTACCAGTGTTTGATTTACCAGTGTTTGATTTACCAGTGTTTGATTTACGTTTATTCATATATTATAGTATTATTAAATTTTAATATTAATAATCAAATACTTAAACCATTTCCACTATATAATATATAACAATGTATAATATATCAAGAACAATTAAACAACTCCCTATATTTTATAAATATTCGAGAGGTATTAAATCAATTTGTATTAATGGGAATGATGAAACGATTCATCAAAATGTGGATAACAGTATAAAAGACTGTTTAATCCAGATTAATAATCAAAAAGTGGCAGTATTAGGATATGGTCCACAGGGTAGAGGACAATCTCTTAACTTGCGCGACAATGGTGTTGATACAATCATTGGTGTTAGGCGTGGTAAAAGTTGGGATTTAGCATTAGAGGACGGGTGGGTTGAAAATAAAACACTTTTCCCGATGGATGAGGCCGCATATCAGGGAACAATTATTCAATATCTCCTTTCAGATTCTGCTCAAATCAATAATTGGAACATGATTAAAGATAATCTACACGAAAATAATACACTTTACTTCTCACATGGATTTGGGATTACATATAATGAAATGACGAATATTAATCCACCGGATAATGTAGATGTTGTTATGGTAGCACCAAAAGGATGTGGTATGTCTGTTAGGGAGGAATTCTTGAAAGGAAATGCAATCAATGCTTCATATGCAGTTCATCAAGATTATACTGGTCAAGCAAAAGATAAAACACTGGCACTTGCTTTTTTAATCGGTTCAAATAATGTATTTGAAACAACATTTAAGAAAGAGGTTTATAGTGATTTGACCGGAGAACGATGTGTATTACTTGGACTTATCCAAGGTGCTTTTTCGGCACAATATAAGGTTTTAAGAGAGAACGGGCATTCGCCAAGTGAGGCATATAATGAAACAGTAGAAGAGGCACTTGTCAGTCTTTATCCTATTATTAAAGATAATGGCATGGATTGGTTATATCGCAACTGTTCCACAACTGCACAAAGAGGGGCGTTAGACTGGTGTCAAAAGTTCGAAGACGTATTAAAACCAGTTATCGAAGATTGTTATACAGAAGTTGCTAATGGGAACGAAGCACGACGAGTAATTGATAAAAATTCAAGCCCGACATATAGGAGTGACTTGGAAGCAGAATTAAAAGAAATAGACAATCAAGAATTATGGAAAACCGCGAGAATTATAAGAGACCTACGCACCAATGGAGATACTCATTGTTAATGTTTTTTACCAAGCGGATTATCTTTTCTACAAATTGGACAAACATTATCAATAGTAAGCCATTTATTTAAACATGTTTTGTGGAACATATGACCACATTTAGTTGTTACTGTCATTTTTTTACTAAACTTAGTAAAACAAATGACACATTCATCTTTTAGTTTAGAATGGGTTTTATCCTTGGTATTGTCACCCCCAGTGATCTCTGGTACAATATCAACGGGGTCTGTTACAATATCAACGGGGTCTGTTACAATATCAACGGGGTCTGTTACAATATCAACGGGGTCTGTTACAATATCAACAACCGTATCATCGCTTGATGTACTGTTTTCGTCATCGGTTAATATAATATCACCTGGGTTATATCTTACGTTGTCATTGATATTTATAACATTATTACTATTATAAATTATGTTATTTTCATATATTAATGATTGTAAACTCGTACCATTGGATAGTTTGTAGTTATACATATATATCATATTTCCGGTATTATACACTATTATATACCACAATACGGGGATATATATAGTATATTTAATATACATATAAAAATAATACGCGTCAAATATAATATTCATAAATAAATAAGTATCAAATAAACAATTTGTAATAGGACATATAACAAAATAATTCATACAATATATCATATAAATGATATTGTTGAAACCGGTGTCGTTCTTGATATGTGGTAAATAATATATAATAAATGTTTGTATTATTATATTTAATTGAGTTATGATATAAAAAAATTTATTGTCACGTATCATATGATGTGGGTCGTTCATTATAATTAACTAACAATTGATCTTTATATAAATGTTTAGTATTTATAAAAACTCGGTCGAGTGTTGGTCTTTGAATATCTGTAAGTATGTAATAAATATTATTATAAAAATGTTATAATATTTATTGTATTTCGGCATTATAGTTAATTTATTAACATATACAGGGTTTTCATCAACCATATTTATTTTTTCTAATTTTGAATACGCAACTCTATTGTTTTCTTCTGTATAAAAGTTAATAAATTTATTATTTTTCTTCATGTATATGATAAGTTTATTATCCCCATCTTCTATTAATATTTTACCAAATATTGACACTTTCTTATAATAGAAACTAATTTTTATGTTACCAATGCTGAAAAAATACATACTTGAACCACTCTCCTCAATAGATATACCTTGTCCACCAGTAGAAACTAATTGAAATTTAGAATCGTGTATGTCCCATATTCCTTCTGTATTAAATAAAATACTTCCTATATTTGATTTAACAGTATAGTCATCCATCTTCATATATTTATTCCGTATTTGTTCAATTAAGTATATATTATCTACAACATCCGTATCATATGTAAATGTATTTACTTGTTTGGTGGGTTTTCTAAATGTAGCCAGATATTTTGATATGCGATTGTTTACGTTTTTTATTCTAAAATTATTAAATGATTCTCGTTGTTTCCGTCTTGTTACATTCATTATAATAATAAAAATAATAACAATTATAATGAATGATATGATAAAACTTAATACTATTATATCGTTTTTATATTTTTTAAGAAATTTAATCATATCTTTATTATCCTTCATATATAGTATATATTGATATTTATTATATACAAATTATTAAATCGAAATATATATGATTATATAATATATAATGAAAGATATTATATTAGAAGTTATAATTATACTATTATTAATATGTATTGTAACACTAATAATAATACAAATAAGAAAAACACATAATATAAATAATGTATTAATTGACACAAATGATATGTTAGAAGATTTTAATAATTGTAATGAACCATTTACATCATCGTCTGATGATAAAATGTCCGAAAAATATAACGATACTAACCAACATCCATATATAAATTTAACAAGTCGACTAAATACACTGGAAAATGAAGTGGCAACTGAAAAAATAGTAACTGCTCTAGATAGAAAACTATTATATAAGATTCGAGATAATATAAATAAACTGGCAAAAGCAACTGGAAATCCACCGTTATAAGTAATATGTTACCACGTGACTTATATATAAAAATATATAATTAACAATATATTTAAAAATATATAATTAACAATATATTATGTCTACTGATATAGTATTATATATAAATAGTATATTTATCACTGAAGATATTGATAATGAATTTACAGATACGTTATATAATACATTATTAGTTTTAGCAGGGTTGACTAAATCACATATATGCAGGCAAAATAATTGTTATAGTTGTATTTTTTCAAGTATGTATGTTATGTTTATACAATGTGTGTTAATAATGGGTAATATAAATATAATATTATTTAATTTCACTCTTAATCCTTACGATATAAGTGCTTTTATATATTATTTATTTTTCCTTGGATTTTTCATATATGCTAGATATTTTTATAATATAGAAGATCATTATATTGATTTAATGTCATTGCCAATAATCAAAAATAATCAAACAAATAAACAGTATGTGAAATGTTTAATAAGAACAATATCATTTGTGTTACTTACAATCGCGTTTTCATACTGGGTCGTTGACACATACTATTATATAAGTGGTGAAACTCTATTTAATACACGTGATCATCGTGGTAAATCATATTATACACCACATGAGTTATTTGATATGAATATATATAATTATTTGTACAGACCTGTTCAACGATTAACAAGTTTATATATATACTTACATATAATATGTTATATTGTAAATATAACATTTGTTTTTACAATTCATAAATATCAATTAACAGATTTTAACAAACAGTTAAAACATAGTTATTCGTCAATCAATATGGTTATAGATGATTTCACTAAAATTCGAAATAATGTAAAGAATTCTGTAAATCGGATAGGTAATTTAATGAATCTTGGTATTTCATGTGTTTTATTTAAATTACCATTGGAGATATTAGATATTATAGCAGAACAAAATATTATTATGATAATACCATTTATTATAAATTCAATATGTTTTTTTTATGGTATATATCAAGCAGCATGTATTAATAATTATAATACCAAATTTGTTAGGGCATTTTATCAAAATGCTCATATTCGAAGTAATAAAGATGACATTGATTACTTAATTACTTTTTTTGGAAATAATAAAATTTACTTTAAAGTAATGGGTACATCTCCAACCACGGAAACACTTGTTAAAATAATATTAGTTATTATAAATATTGGATTTAGTTTAATATCTGGTATTATATCAAATAAATTGATTTAACCATTTATATTATATTATAATATTAGATGTCTTATAATAATAACATTCTTACATTAAAGATAGTATTAGTAGGTAATTCGAATGTTGGAAAAACAAGTATTCTAACACAGTATATTCATAAAAAATACTATAATTACGGAGAGTCTACGATTGGCGCTGCGTTTTTTTCAAGAGAATATGATTTTCAATATTCAACAGACGAATATTTGTTATATAAAATGGATGTTAGTTCGATTGGTAAAAAGAATATAAAAATAAAGTTAGCAATTTGGGACACTGCTGGTCAAGAACGATATAATAGTCTTATTCCGATGTATTATAGAGGATCTCATATTATACTGTTTGTAAATGAGGCAACCAATGAGTTAATATCACATCCCAACGCTTTAACAAAACGATTAATTGGTAATATAAATGAAAAAATATTTGATTCACTTGATATAACATCTGTTAAATATATAGTATTTAACAAATGTGATTTATTAGAATCTGATATTTACAATAGACAAATAAATACTCCAAATAAACACAATATAAAAACAAAATATGTAAGTGCATTCAAAAATATAAATATTGATAATCTATTTATAGAAGCCATTATAGATTATTCTAATACAAACCTAAAAAATATATTATCAACACATGAACCAGATAGTCTATTAAATATATCATCTGCTAAAAATACGAGTTATAAGTGTTGCTAATCTTAGTTGTTGCTATTATTCAAAACTGACCAGTATATTGATATCATGTTTATTTACTGATTTTGTGGCAGATATAGATAGTTCCTTGCGTTTTCTTCGTTTCTTTTCAACCGGTGTAATTACTGATTTATTATATAAATGTCTAATTGAGTTATTCATATCAGTCTCAATTGTTTTCAGGTTATTATAAATATAATATAAGATATCATTGTCAATAACCCATCTGAAAAAATTCAATTGACCTGCGGTTGTTACAAATTCATTATTATTATTATCGATAAACACAATACGTTCCCTTCTACAAAACGGGTCGAAATATTTTTTAGAATATGCCTTTAATTGAGATTTGTAGTCAATATGAACAATCAATTTCTTCATTGAATTAGTCTTTTTGTCAAATACATCATATGATATATTATTTTTCTTTGCATAGTTCGTAACAAACCAATCAAGTATTCTTAACGAGATACTTGATTTACCAACTATAATTGGTATCATACTATTAAGATTCTCAATATCCTTAAAATATATTTTAAGAGTATTCATTAACAGTGTTTGTTTACACATAAGATTATTTGGTTTTACATTTTTGTCTTCATATTTTGTATAATGTGAAATTGAACAGTTAGCATTAAAGTCGAGTTCAATTACATTTGTATCACACATATTATATATATTAATTTAATATAAACTTTAAATAATATTATATAAGTATTATATAAAGTATTATAATATATTATATAATATATATGAGTAGTTATAAAGAATCCACACCCTTTGATAAACGAATATTAGAATCAAACAAGATTAAACAAAAATATCCTACTAGAATCCCTATTATATGTGAACGAATAACCGCCAAAAAATCAGACGCCAAAACACAAATCTCTAATATTGATAAAAACAAATTCTTAGTTCCAGGTGATTTAACAATGGGGCAGTTTTTATATGTTATTAGAAAACGGATACAGTTATCACCGGAACAAGCATTGTTTATATATGTTAATAACTCAATATTACCAGCTACTTCATCGTCTGTATCTACGATATATGAGGAGTTTAAAGACGACGATGGGTTTTTATATATAATATATAGTGGTGAAAATACATTTGGGTAGACAATCAAATATAATCAAATACAATATAGTATATCATATCGTCTGTTATTTTAAGAGAGAAATAATATAGACATAATTCATTATTGTTTTTTGATTCAATTTTTGGTTGTTCATTGATATTATATATGATATCAAACCCGAAACTCATAAAATATATTTTTAGTTTAATAAAATCATTATCAGTTAAGTCTGGTAGGTTAACAGTTTCGTTATTGTTAGAAAATAATATTTTCATTCCTTTTACTAGAATTTCAACTAGTTTTTTGAATAATAGTTCTTCGTTCTGTATATCATTGAAAATAAGTTGTATACTTTTAGTCTCTTTTGGTGAGTTTAAAAATATATCCTCTATAATATCATCAAAATCATTTTCTATAACATCGCTCATTATTTTTATATAAAATGTATTTTTTATATACTAATCAAAATAATAATATATATATATATATTATATGAACGGAATGGCACCATTTAACTCAACTGATTCTCAACGACAAAATAGTAGTTTATTATCTTCAAATTATGGCATGATAACAAACTCTAGCGGTGGTAAACCCAAGTCTAAGACTGGTCGCAAACCCAAGTCTAAGACTGGTCGCAAACCCAAGTCTAAGACTGGTCGCAAACCCAAGTCTAATACTGGTCGCAAACCAGTTCGAAAATCATTTAGTAACCGTATGAAAAAAAAATCATCAAATATGGTTCGTAAAGTTAAAAAAATGTTCAAAATAAAAGGTGGCGCTACCGGATTACCAGCTCGGTGGTATAATAATGATGCTGTCGGTAAAACAGGTGAACATACAAGTAACGCGTTAGCAAGTGAATATGGCGAATATAAACCAAGTAGTTTGGGTGTTAACTCTAATTTATATCCATACAGTACATATACTGGTGAAAATCCATTTACAATGATTCAGGATAATACAGTGGGAGGGGCAGCTAAGAGGAAACCCCCTAAGAAATCAACTAAGAAGAAATCAGTGACTCGGAAATCCCCTAAGAAATCAACTAAGAAGAAATCAGTGACTCGGAAATCCCCTAAGAAATCAACTAAAGAAAT